ATACGTTATATATCCCGGCTTGAAATCAAGAGGGTCACCATTAGGCAATGTTGATTTTGCAAAATCACCTGTTTGCCAGTCGTAAATGTAAATGCTTTGTTTGTCACAAATAGCAATTTGCGTATTGTTGTTTTCATCAATAAAAACATCGCCAGTGTAAGTGTCTATCAATCCAACAACTGATTCAGATAAATTGCTGTTTATTGAATAAACTTTATTATCAATGACAACAATCATTTTCAATGCTCTTGGACTACTATAAATAGCTCGCCCAGCACCATTAGTTATGAGCCTATTAACAACCTTGTAACCTGCGTATGGAACAAGCCATCCATCAGAAAGAATCATGTTGAATGTTTGTTCGCACGATATTTTTGGATAACGACCGAATTTATTTGACCCAGCAATTTTCAAAGGAATATCTTTTGTTAAACTGTTTGATGGTTTCATGAAGGAGACCACCCATTACCAAGATTAACTTGCGCCCACGTCAATCCACTTTTGCCACTGAACATTGAAATCTTTTGAATGCTCATATCCGGAGGGCTTAAGTTCTGTATTTTCAATTCGATTGATTTAAGCTTGTTTCTCGCCTGTTCTGGAAAAGTAGTTTGGTTAAATTCACAAATATATTCGGCAAGTAAATACTTAAGGTAAACACAATAAGATAGGTCGTAGGTCTCTAATAAATCATCGCCAAGCGCTGCATCTATTAATGCAAACTTGCCCCATATTTGCATGGGGTACGTTAAATCTGGCGCGAAATACAGATAAAGATCAGAGCCACCCAAAGTGCGCTCTATATGCCAGTTGTACGGTAATGAATTAACTCCATTAACCCTACCTGACCCAAAATATTTTTTACGCTCAACAGAGCTCGTTTGATAGCGCACCGAGCCGTGCGTAAATGTAAACGTCTGGTATTCGACCAGATTTGGTATGAAATATTTTTCCTGTCCTATCACTCCATTGAAATCATAGGCTTTGAAAAAAGGAATCATGTCACCATTGATGCTATTTACAGCTGTAAGCCCATTAAGCAGCTTTATCCCATCAGAACTTTGTTGCCCAGAGACTGTTTGAAAGCCTCTGGAAACAATACCCGACAAGTAGTAAGCATCACTAACAAGCTCCGTTACTGTATAAGACATGGATTCTGTTCCTCATTGAATTAAAGGAAATACTCAAATCCATCAACAGACACATCAGTGGTGCATGAGCCAGCAGAGTTGATGTATAGAATTTTTGTCACTGTATCCAGCTTGGACATAATTCTTAATTGTCCTCTTTGGGTTAAAGCCACAACAACGCTACTGATTTGAGCAAGCGCTGTTGCAGTTGAACCAAATGGGGCAAAACCAACATACTGACCAGCTATCGCAGGCGTAAACCCAACCTGCAATGTAACAGGCAAATTATCAATAGGGGGAACTGATGCAGTCAAACTGATAGCCGTCAATGTGCTAGCTGCTCCGCTAGATAAAGCAGAAATATTTGCATCCCAAACATGATTTCTATAATTGGAGTTTCCAGCAACATATCTCGCAAGAAAATGAACCGAACCATCAGCACGTTCTACGCCAATCCAGCGAAATGAGTCGTAACCAAACGGCAGCGTAGGCGCTGTACGGCTAAGAGATAAAATGCAACCAACAGGTTTATTTGCGCTAGAATCAGCAATTACATGCACGTAATACCATGTGCTTGCTGCAAAAGTTCCGGTATCCAATCCGTTAATGCCATTTACTGCTGCGTTAATAACAACAGCTTCATCCAACACAATATCAATAACATTGTTTGAATCTCTGCACTGGCCAGCTGCAACACCCAACGTAGTGTTAGACGCTACAGTCACTTGCATGTTGTTAATATAAAGAGAAGGTTGGTTTATAACAGGTACTAATTGAGTCATGAGATTAATCCTTTAATAAAATTACGTAATTAATGAGGCGACCTAATTAAAGATCGCCTCTATTCCTTTATTACAGAGGGATGATTACACGCATGGTGTATTCAGGAACCATGACCGCACCGAAGGTAACGTCATGAATCATGCCCTGCTGGTTTTGACCAAACACCGAACCGTAGGTCATGCGCATCGACACACCAGTGTCTTTGTCAATCATGTTTGACGTTGCATAAGGATTTTGGTCAGGCAATTGCGGCATTGATAGAAAGAAACCACCGCCACCAATAACAACGCCAGCCGTATGTGAAGGCAGAACAGTTGCCTGCATTCCAGCAACAATGTTGTTGTTAAGGTTTTGAGTTGCACCAGCAGTTGACTGCAATGCAGGGAAAATACTAACCGTAACATGTCCACTTCCATTTGATTCAGCATCTTCTAAGATGCGAACCTGAACAGGCTGCTGAGATGGTTTGTGACCAATAAAAGTCAAAAATCTCATGTTTGGTTTACCAGAAACACCGTCTTTGAATTCAAGTAAATCACCTGCTTTGAAAGCATCATCATCACTTGCGCTTGCGCCACTGAAAGTGATTGCAGTGATGTTTGCGCCTGTTGGGTCATCAGTGCTAATAACAGTTAATGTCTTAGCGTCTTCACCAACATTTCCAGCAACGTGAATAGGCAATAAATTTGACGTGTAATAATCGACAGGCGGCGTACCAAATGTGCCGATTTGCCAAGAGTTCGCAATTTCATTATTACGCTCAGTAGCAAATTGCGTTAATCCAGTGCCAACAATCGAAGGGATAATCGTATCGGGTAAAACAACTTTAATGCCTGACTTAACAGCACCATAGTTTTTAAAGTTAGTAATCATTTGCGCTAACTGCGTAAATGAATTTAATGCAGTTGTGCCATCACCAAAGAATCGATACGGGCCGGATTCAGTATGAAGCGCACCAGTTGGAACAGTCTGAGCATTAACAACTGTATTTACAGGCATTGCACTTGCGCAATTTAACGCAACAGTTGCTTCAACTTCAGTTGATAACTCAGCATTTGCTGATTCACCAAATTCAGCAATATAAGAATCAACTTCTTTTTCAACGTTAAAGATTCGTTCTTGCGCTGTAAATTCGTAAGATGTATTCGATGCTTGATCACAAGAAAGAGTTAAAGCGCGCTGACTAGCAGGCTGGAAACTTGCAACCAGACCTTTTGCAGATGTCATGCGAGGGGGTAAATCAAATGTCGTACTAGAGCCTAAATTTCCGCGAAAATTTTCAAAGTCTTTAAACTTTTTATTCGCAATAGAAACAAACGGACTTGAATTCAGCAATAATGCCAAGTTGGCTTTATTGTATTCCTGAACTTGTTGCAAAATATTTGTAGGTGCAGTCATTAATAATACTCCAAAATAATTATTCGGAGATAATGACCACGCAGTTATCTTCTAAACTTCGGGTTGCTTCTGTAATCCCTAGTCGTGCGTGAGCCACTATCCGTGCCAGTAATGGAAGGATTAATTCGACTTAGTGGTTCATCAGCAGAGGGGGAATTTTCAGCTTCCTGATTTCGTTTTATCGAATTAGAAAGTTTGATTAATTCTTGTTTTGCAAGATGTGGTGAAGTGTAAGAAAGCGCAAGTACAGCTCCGTACTTTGTTGCGTTATCTCCCAATTCCTTCATGACATCAACAGCATTGTCCAATTCGCTAAACATTTCAGCAATGTGCGGTGCACTTGCTAAATTTAAGCTTTGAACTGTTGCTTGTAGATCAGGATACTTAGCTTTCCCTGCTTCCAGTTTTTGAGTTAAGCTGCCAACTACTCGCTGCACATGTGCAGTTTGAGCTTGTTTTTGAGCCTCTTCAGCAATTAACCTTCGCACCTCATCCGGAGATACTTGTTGCATTCCACCCATTGACTGGGATTTCTGCGCAGTTGCTAAAGCTTCTTGTCGCCCTCTCTCATAAGCTTCCGCTTTTTGAGTTCCAACGATTCGATTTAACTCAGACTGGGGAATCATTTTCTCGGTAACAACATCCGTGTTAACCGGAACTGTTCCTGTCTGTATCCCCTGATCTTGCATCCCTTCGGCCATATCCATTTCAGCCATAAAATCCCTTATTGATTATTAACCCCATCACGGTAGTGCCTCAAATACGCATGAGTCTCGACTATTTTTTCCGGATAGCTCCGTATGACCTCGTGTATCGAACGAGTCTCGGCTATTTACTGCATAGCTGCTGTTACTAAAATCAAAATACAACAAAAAAAAAATCCGTCAATAGTACAAGTCCATAAATAAATTATTTATTATCAAAATCATTTATTTTTTTCCAAATCACTTCATGAATAAATAATGGGTCTGCTGCAATTAAGTTGCAATATTGATTAAACATCTCATTTTCAAGGCTTAAAAACATTCTTGCCTCATGACTCAATATTTCATTAATTTTATTTTTAACATAATCACAATACCTATTTTTAACAGATATTTTTGACCTAATCTTTCTTTTGCGACGCATAGTCCTGTACTGATCATCAGTTAAAAACCAATATCTTTTTCTAGCTGACGACCTTAGAGCAGTTAAATTTCTAGGTCTTTTATAACTACAAGCATCAATGATCGATTGCTCAATAATACGAACAACCAAATTAACGCATCCCTCCGTATCGTCTTGTCTCATCAAACTGTTTTTTCCTTTTGTGATTTATGAACTTCATGTTCGTGTTTTTTAATGTCCATGGTGTGCGAATGCTTCATGTCCAGAGTTTTAATTGCTAAATCAACTGCCGCACGAGACTTTTCAGCAGAATGTCCATCCATAGCAACAGCGGCATGAATCTGCTCATTTTGCATATTGGATAAAATCTTCATGCGCTCGTTATCAGCCTTAAGCTTCTCAATGCTGAGCTCAGCTGCGCTAATCTGGTTTTCCATTTCGTTTTGTTTTGCATCTAATTGCAATTTCATCTGCGCATTTTTCTCACGCAGAACCATAGGGTCATCAGGACGAGGTTGCTTTTTCATTTGCTCAAGTTCTTTCATGAACTCTTCTGCTAATTCCTCAAGCTCATCACTGCTGTGCACTTCCATATTTTTAACGAGAACTTTTAGACCCTTAGTATTGATAAATTCTGCAAAAATCTTACTTGCAGAACTCATTGCAATGATTTGCTGAAGTGAACGTGATTTTTGAAGCGCGAAGTTAACGCCTGCTTCTACCTTTACCTGCAATGCGTTTTCATCGTAGTTAATTTTTACACCGCCATTTTTATTGATTTCAACATACTGTTTGCTTCCATCTTTACCCAGAACAGGAATAGTGCGGGGTGTTAAATAATATTTTGGAAACAAATCAACCAATATATTTGCGACCTGACTCAACCCCATTAAAAATCCAACAACAAAAGGCATCGCAGCACTATTTGATTGTGTTGCGCCTTCAATAATTGCAACACCACTCAACTGATTATCATTAATGCCAAGCGCTGCATCGAATGACCCTAAGATCATTTGCGTAGTCTGATCAGCAATTGAAAATGTGTTGGTTACTTCGGGTGGAATTGGCACACGCTGAATTTCACGAGGAGCAGTTAATCTAATATTTGGGTCATCATTTAAAAATTCGTTGTAGACCAAGGTATTTGCTTTCTGAACATCAGTATAGGCTTCAAGATAAACATTTTCAGAAGGAATCGATTGCTTTGAAATCATGAACTTATGCTGAACCATGTTTTCAAGTTCATTCGCCAAGCTTTGGCCAGCAAAATTCTTTAACTGCTGAATTCCCTTTGCGTGATAAACATAAGGGCGTGTCATCTGTCGACTTTCGCCACTTTCGCCTTGACGCAATTCAATTGAATTTCCATCAACAAAAACCAATGGCAAGTGCCTGAAATTTGTTTCTGTATATTCGATTACCTCAGACTCAATAAAAACATACCTGCAAATTGTATCTATGATAGTCCAGCGTGGTTTTCCCTTAATTGCAGGTGCAACATCGATCTTCTCGCCGCGTGCCACAGCTTCGTCCCACTCAATTAAAAACTCCTCATACTCATCCATGGTCATTACGCTGTCATCGGCAAGCTGAACAATCTTTACTTTCTTTTTTTTCTTTTTGTAGAAATCACACAGCAAAAGAATATCTTCGTCTTGCGTTTGGTATGACCAGCTAAACCCATCCATTTCACGAGTGAATGAAAGATTGCTGATATCAACATGCGAATATTCTTTCTCGAAATCACTGCGACTTTTTGGATACAACTCAAAACAAAATCTTCCATCACCCTTGTGCGGTGTGCGAGCCAATGGGTCAAAACCACAAAGTGTGGGGTCAAATACTCGATCAAATTTAATAACCTGATTGAATGACCTAGGATGTGCGTACTCCGTCCATACTTTTAAAACACTGAATCCACCGCTCAATCCGTCTGTATAGACTTTGTATTCACATCCGTTTTTATTAGCTTCAGAAACAAGATGACATAGATGACCCTCTACAACATCTATCGTCTCTTGATCAACCGGAGCACCATCATCCGCCATGACAGAAATAGATGGCTGCTGTTTTGAAAACTCACCACGCAGCCTTGAAATAAATGCTTCTGTGATATTAAATTCGAGTTGTGGATGACCCTGAGCATCAAGAATTCCTGCTTCCTTCCCAGATCGGAAGAG